CATAAGAACAAACAGAATGGTATGATCTCCCACATGAATACCAAATACAAAGCAGTGGAGAACCAAAGATATTTTGTCAATGAAGCGCAATCCATAACATTTCGCAATATTGACACCCTGAAAGAGTTTAAGACATTTGTGCGATACCCCAATGGCTCTTGGAAAGCCAAAAGCGGGGAACATGATGACCGTGTGATGGCATTCGTGTGGGCATTGATGGCACTTTATAAGGACATCACAGAATTGTATTTTGAAATTGAAGCCTTGGACGATTGTGATAAGCCTCTGGTGATCAAACCAATTGATCAGGGGCTTCACCAATACAGATCATCCACATCCATATACACGAATGAAGAGGTTGACAAGATTGAACACTCCAATATCTCTCCCATGCTCTTTGGAGGATCAGGTTCCACGATGATGAATGATATGGCGGAATTGGAAGCTGCGGGATGGGAATTACCCGATCATTCGGTGTTTTCTAATCCTGAAAGGAATATCTCTTCCGATCAATGGGCAGCAATGGATAAATATTTTGGTTAAATAATATCATGCCAACCCCAATCCAACAGTCTTTCCTTAACAGAAGCAGAAAGGATAAATTCCTTCTCGTTTTCGATTTGCCACCAATTCTCAAGAGAATCCAATCCAATTATACGAGGAATGACAATACCATCATTCCCGATAGTGTGCAATTCAGCATATATGGGACAATGGTTCCGGGTTTGACAATCAAAGCGGTTGCCACCCGATATGCAGGAGATACGCTTTATGTGTCCAGCCATAGCAAAGACCCATATCCTCCCGTGAACGTCAAATTCAAGGTGGATAGCGGATATAATAATTATTGGGCAATTTACCAATGGTTGAATCTGCAACACGACCAAAAGACTGGTCAATTTAATGAAAAAGGTATCATAGTGGATGGTAATTTTTCCGATTATCAGACTGATATCACAATGTATGGGTTGGATGAGTATGATAATAAGGTGATTCAATTCAAATATACCAAAGCATTTATAACCAGTATCGATCAGCTTGAATTCTCTCAAAATTCTGACGGAGATATGGAAATAGAAAGTGGATTCACATTTGTATTCTCACAGATGCACATAGAATTGCTGGGATGTGATAGATATAACCAGACGATTTCATGAATATAAAATTTTTAGTTGATAATTACTAAATAGTAGTATGGCAAGTAGAACTTTAATCAGTCCGGGTGTAGAAGTGCGAGAAACCGATCTTTCACTCATCGTACCACAAAATATTGGAACCACGGTCTTCGTCCCCGGATTCGCCCCAAAAGGCTATAGTGATGAAGTCATAAAAATCAGTTCTCGTAGTGAACTAGAGGATATTTATGGCACCCCAACAAACAGTGCTGAAAGATATTTCTATTACACTGTTAGAGAACTTTTAAACTCACCGGCAAATATCTATACTTTCCGACTTCCATATGGAAGTGGTCTTGGGGATGGATTCGGTAGCCAACATACTGCACTTGTTTATCCTGTTGTCGCTGCAACTCCAACAGCGACTTCAACCACAAGAAGTCTTGATCTTTCTGCTGGAACTTATTTCCTTGGAAAACCATATCAGATAAATCTAACGGAATCTGAATTTGCTCAAGCTGTTGAAGGGTCGCTATTCCAGTGGTCTTCAACTGCCGCTCTAACCTCTTCTTTTGAATCTGGTAAGTCCACGGCTCTTGCCAATATGGGTGGTGCTGGTTTGGTTGTCCTCGATAAAGCTCAGACCACTATCAACAGTCAATTTGAAGGCTATTACGTTGCAATCGCTGATAACATTAATATCAACCCAGCATCCAATTTTGATGCGATTACAAGAGCTTATACCACTAGCCTTACTGCTTCGGTGGTTACTGATTATACTTTGATTCCCAATGGAACTCTTCAATTCAATCTTTCCGCAACATCAGATGGTCCAACTAATAGCATCTCCCAAGTTATGGAGAACCTTACCGATTACAATATTGATGGTAGGGAAGATGATGACCTTCTGAATGTCGGTGTTTTCAAGCTCCGTAAGAGCCAATATGCAACCGAAGCGTTCAAGTTGGACTATGTTCTCGATGATCGCATTGTTGGTTCTATTGATACGTTTAGAACCCAACTTAATCCAAATGGTGGACCATCCGTTCCATTCTTCTTGGAATCTCAGGATACTAATTCACGCAATCTAGAGATTTTAGTAAATCCATACATTTCCAACAAGTTCACTAAAACTTCTCTGGATTCTGCTGGTCTTCCACAGAAAAAGATTCGGGTTGTCACTGATGGACTGCTTAACACTTCATATACAAGTATTTCTTCCGCTCTGGGAACCACGCTAGAGGTTCTTTCCAGTCTTGCTGCTAGTGTCGGTAAGGCAGATGCGTTGTATCCCCTTGGTGCATATACCCCCGTCCAAATCACGCAGAAAATTATCGGGAATCTCCCATCAAAAATCAACCGCGCTTTGGAAAGTGTTAAGAACGATGAAATCTATGATATTGACATTGTTGTTGAAGGTGGTTTAGGAACAATCTATACCATGTCTGATGCTGCGGGAACTAATTATTATGATGATACGCTGTATAATACAGCACTGAAGACCAAATTGGATACCATTCGGAAATCTCAAGATATTTCAAACGATAACGTTGCCACTGATTTAAGAGCCAAATACAGCGCAATTTTCAACCAATTTGAGAATTTTTGCAACCTTCCAAGTAATACTGGTGGTCGCGGAGATTGTATTGTGATTGCTGATCCAATTCGCCATATTATGATTACTGGAAGAAATTCCAAGCTCCTTTCTGATAGAACAAAGAACTTCCAAACGCATGTTTATTGGGCAATTAGACACCAATTCGAATTGGAAAATACCTCCTATGCTGCTACCTATGGAAATTGGGTTAAAGGTTATGATGACTTTACGGGGGAAATGGTTTGGCTTCCATTCTCTGGATACCAAGCTGCTATCATGGCTCGTAGTGATGCTGCGGAATTCCCATGGTCTGCTCCTGCTGGATTCACCCGTGGTCTAGTGACTAATGCCCTTGATATTGCAATCAATCCGAATCAGAAACAACGTGATGAGCTTTACAAGATCAATATCAACCCTGTTATGTTCTCTGCTGCTCAAGGCGTTGTGGTATTCGGTCAGAAGACCATGAGCCGCAAACCAAGTGCATTTGATCGTATCAATGTTCGTAGATTGTTCTTGGCTCTGGAAAGACCTACTAAAAAGGCATCTCAATACTTCGTGTTTGAACCCAACAACGAATTCACATGGACAAGAATGAAAAATGTTCTTACTCCTCTTTTCGAATATGCTAAAAACAATGGTGGTCTATACGATTATTTGATTGTAATAGACGAGCGCGTGAATACGCCAGAGGTTATTGATAACAATGAGCTTAGAGCCACATTCCTGTTGAAACCTACAAGAACTGCGGAATTTATTATTTTAAATTTCGTAGCCACACGGACTGACGCAAACCTAGAGGAATTAATCTAATCATTCTAACTAAATAATATCATGGCCACAACTATCGCAGACTTCATGACACAGGCATCGCAAAAGCAATTTGCGAGGGACTTCCTATTCCGTATCAAACAAATTAGCATCACTGGATTATCTCTGAACGGGGATAACGATTTGATTTATGCTCGTAGTGCATCCCTACCGGGACGTAATATTGAGAATAAACAAGTCAATTTCAGTGGACAAACATTCAATTTACCCGGAAAATCAACATATCCGGGTGCTGAAGGATGGAGTGTTGAATTTTATGTTGATCAATCCCTTGACATCCGCACCAAGCTTGAAAATGCGAGTAGAACTTTATTTGATAATAATACTACCACTGGTAATGTATGTATGCCGGGATATGAGTCGATTATCACTTTAGATGTTCTCCAAATCCCATGCCAACGTGGAGCCAATGTTACAAGTGGTGGATCATTGGAAACAATCAAAACGATTGAACTTGTTGGCGCATCCTTACGAGATATTGGAGAGATTGGATATTCAATTGCAGATGGAACTGGTGAAGTTCTAAACTTTAGTGCCACTTTCTCGTATCATTTTTATAATGGACTT